TTTGCGCCCCTAGAAGCCTCACAGAAGCCCTAGAAACCGCCTTGAGCGTTTTGGGCCTCCCGACAGCTAAAAAACCAAACACCCCCCTAGACGGCCTTCTATGGCCTTCCCTGCCAGTGTCTGCGAGCCAATGGCGCTTGCCCCGAGCGCGTCCGCGCCCGAATTGAACGGGGCCGGATCGCGCCCGGCGGATCGCGCCCGGCGGATCGCGCCCGGCGGATCGCGCCCGGCGGATCGCGCCCGGCGGAATTATCGGCGGAGTTTTGTTCCCACGCCCGGCGGCTCGCAGGCACGCAGACACGGCAGACACGGCGTGCCTGCCCTCGCGCGCGCGCGCTCGTGCGCGTGCGCGTGCGTGCGTGCGCGTGCATGCGGCGCGCACGTGCGTGCGAGCGCGCGCGCGCTCGCACGCACGCACGTTCGATCGCGCGCCGGGCCAGCCCGAAAGCGCTCCCGCAGGGCAAAACGCCTTATAGGGCTTTTCGCCCCGGGTGCGCCGGAATTCGAAACCCAAGTTTTTAGCTCGAAAGTTTTTTGCCTTATAGGCCCGAATACACTCGGCCCGCGCCGAGCCGAAAGCTGGAAATCTCAATCCCCAGCAAACCGAATTTCCCGAACCCGTCATTTGACAGACAGCGCCGCAAATGCTATCCCACCACCCGAGGATCAATCCGCCAAACATCTCGATCCGCTGGCGATTTAAGTCACTTACAGCAGCTTACAACACCAAGTTGTCCCTCGTAAGCGGCTTTCCTCAACGAAATCAAAGCCCACTTACAGCTTACGACGCTTACGAGGAAAAATCCCCTCGCGTACGCGCGCACGCGCGCGCCCGAAGGCCACGTTGTCTGACGGCCTATCCCTTCTCCCCCTCTATATATTAAATTATTCTCGTAAGTGTCGTAAGTTGTAAGTTAATATTGTTATCTTTAACAAAAGTCCCGTACGTGGGACAACTTAGCCTCGTAAGCTGCTGTAAGCGACAACATCACACTAAGACAACATAAGACGCGTCAATATCCCCACTTGACGCCGTCTTGAAAGTCTGTCACAGTGTGTTCATGTCATCCGCAGATCTCAACCCACGCACTCAAATTCTTTCGATAGATCCGGGAGTTAATGGTGCCTACGCGATCATCGGCTTCGACGGCAAAGTAGTCGAAACCGACGAACTCCCGAGGTTCGCCAAGCTGGTGAACGGCGTGGCGTTCGCCGCCAAGCTGCAATCTCTACGTCCCGAGCGCGTGGTGATCGAGAAAGTCGGAGCGATGCCCGGGCAGGGCGTTTCAAGCACGTTCACCTTCGGCGCGGCATACGGAGTGTGTATAGGTGTCGCATGTGGTTACGGCGCACCCATCTCGTATATCACGCCCGCTAGGTGGAAAGCGCACTTTCGCCTGCTGGGCAAAGACAAAGACGCGGCTCGCGAGCTTGCGATCCGGCTTTATCCCGAGGCGCATCCCGCGCTTGGCCTGAAAAAGCATGTCGGACGCGCCGACGCGATCTTGCTGGCGAGGTTCTCTCTGGACATCGACAAAGGCGCAAGTTTCACGTGAAACAGCAATGACTGACAGGTGGATCTGCCTTGAGTGCCGATTTATTGGCCGCCTTGAAGAGTTCGACAGCGCTCCAGACCCTCACGGAGATCTGGTGTGGATCGTATGCCCACATTGTTGGGTTCCCGATCACGTCACGTCGGCCTGCGACGAACCCGGCTGCGACCGAGAGGGAACCTGCGGTTTTCCCACTAACACCGGCTATCGCCGCACCTGCTTCGAACATTCCAGCTTCAACCGGAGAAAGCACAATGAACAAGCCTGCTAACTATGTGCCGCGTTTCAGAAGCCATCGGCTGACCTTCAAGACCAAGCTGGCGATCCTGCGCGCCGTCAGCGCGCATAGCGAAAAAGACCCGCCCGACGCGGCTCCCGAAGACGCCATCTGTCAGTACGCGCCCGGCTGGAACGACCGACGCATCATGTTGGAGTTCAACATTGCGCACCCTGAAATCACCGTCACCCTCGATCATGTCGAGCACGTGCGTCTGGCCGATATCGGCAGACTGCCTCCATCCGTCAATTCCGGGGCTGGCCGTGGCTATGCGATCTATCGTCCCGAACTGGACGAGCACCTCAGGCTGATCGACGCCCTGTCGGCGCGGGTTGCCGTGCTTGAGGAACTGCTGATCAACCACAAGGAAGCGGTATGAGCGCTGACATGAAGCTGATCAAGGATCTGGAAAAGGTCATTGGCGGCAAGCCCATCGAAGACATTGCGCCGCTGCTCGTGGTCGCGGTCGCCCGCATGCTGGTGATCGACGCCGGAGGCGACAGCGCCAAGATGGGCTTTCTGCTCGCCAAGTTTCTCAGGCTTCTGACTGACACCATCGAGGAGATGTTCAACGATCCGAACGAGGGGAGGTTGCATTGAGGGAAGACACCTGCGCCAACTGCGGCGCGACCATCTATTTGGTCAAAGTCGGCGAGATGACCTATCGCTGGGTGGCTGACCCCGACAAGCCCGACGATTGGCGCTGCACGAACGATCCCAACCACCCTTTGACCCCGCGACGCACGCATGCGCCCGTGTCTGGACGAGAAAGCCATCGATGACCGCGAAGCGCGAGCGCCTGTGCGCTTATGGCGACTGCCATGAAACTACTGTCTTGATTTCATTGAACTATCGGAACGAAGAACGTCCAACGTTCTGCTGCGAAGCCCACGCCATCAAATGGCTGCAATATCGACAGGCGATCCACGAGCGCAATCGCACTGTCGAGCACAAGGTGTTCACGTGAACCCCGAGCTTCAACTTATGCCGTTCCAGAAGACCGGCTCGGACCTGCTGGCCCGCAGCGCGCGCATGCTCTTGGTGTGGGAGCCGGGCGTCGGCAAGACGCCCACGGCGGTCCGGGCGTGCCTGAAAGCCAACGCCCGGCGCATTCTCGTGTTTTGTCCGCCCATTGGAATAGGCGTCTGGCGCAAACACTTCGAGGATTGGTCGGGCTATCAGCCCATCTGGACGATGGACGCAGGCTACGCCCAGCGCCCCTACGGCTTTGTCGAGGGCAGGGGGGTTCGCATCATCCCGTATTCCCGCACCCGGCCCGACACCGCGATCATGCGGGCGACGATGCACGAACGCTGGGACGTGGTGATCATAGACGAGGGGCATTATCTCAAGACCGCCAGCGCCCAGCGCACCCGGGCGGTCTACGGGCCTAAGATCGATCTCGCTGGATCGCCGCTCAGAGACGCCAAACACATCTGGGTTCTGACCGGCACGCCTATCCTGAACCATCCGGCTGAGTTCTGGACCCACCTGCACGCGCTCGCGCCGGAGGTCTTGATCTTCGCCCCGCCGGTCGGCGTGATGAACGAAGACTTTTTCATTCGCCAGTATTGCGTGACCGCGAACACGCCCTACGGCGTGCGCATTCTGGGCGGCCGAAACACGTCGGATCTGGCCCAGCGGATCAAGCCGGTGATCGACCGCAAGCGGATCAAGGACGTGATCTTGGATCTGCCTGATCTGCGCATTGTCGAGCACCCTTTGCCCGCAGACACCAGCATAGAGAGCACGTTGCGCGACGCGCTCAACGACGCGATGGGTGAATTCGGCTTCGACAAAGCCGAGCTTGAGCAGATTGACGACGACCAGTTGCTGGCGACGATCCAAGCGGGCGGCGTGGCTTTCTCCACCGTCCGTCGGCTCATTGGAAGAGCCAAGGTCAAGCCGGTCGCGGAGATGGTCAGCAACATGCTGGACGACGGCGCGGACGACAAGGTGATCGTATTCGCGCACCACCGCGAAGTCATTCGTGATTTGGCCATCGAGCTAAAGCTCTATTCGCCATTGGTCATTACCGGGGCGACGTTGCAGAGTGCGCGCGAGAACGCGATCAACGATTTCCAGACCAACCTGAAATCACGGCTGATCATCCTCGCCATCGAGGCCGCAGGCGAAGTGATCACGCTGCATGCCAGCCACAACGTGGTGATCATGGAGCCGTCGCCGGTTCCAGCCAAGAACCATCAGGCCATCGCCCGCGCCCATCGTAAGGGGCAAAAACACCCTGTTCTGGCGCGCTTCGTCCTGTTGCCGGGCACCCTCGACGCCCGACTTATGACGATCATCGCCCGCAAAACCCGCGACATCGCGAAAATCGTGGATTTCGATCTTGTGGCGGTAAAACCCGAGTTAGCGCCACATACAGGGCTTGACTTTCCCGACGATATTGATACGATTTAACACAGGAGAAGACTACAAATGACTAAAGTATGTGTCACATTCGAAGGCGATGATTGGTACGAGGTGACATCGCATATGTGCGATGTGCTGGGGCTGGATCGTCTTCCCAGCGGCATGCCTTCTGCTCGGACGACAGCAAAGTCGGAGCCGGAGCCGGAGCCGGAGCCGGAGCCGGAGCCAAGAAAGTCTGCCCGCTCGCATAAGTCCAAGCCTGCGCTCGTAGCCACGTCGCCGGTCGAAAAAGAGCCCGAGCCGGTGACGACGGCAACGCCAGCGCCAGCCGCGCGCACCATGCCGCCTCTCGACGTGCTCAAGCAGGCTGTCACCACCGCCGTGCGCGCCGCGCAAAAGAGCGAAGGCCCGAAAACGATCCTCGAAATGCTGCCCCTGTTCAAGAAAGAAACGGGTCTGGATTTTGTGATGAACGCCCAAGAAGAGCACCGCGAAGCGCTGTTCGAACTGGTCGAAGCGGCTGGCTTGATCCCGGCCTGATCGATGGAATGGGTTCTCCTTCATCCGCGTATGACGCCTGAAGATCTGGGCCTCTTGCCAGATTTTCTCAGTGATCGTGATCCGCGGCCAGCGGCGGCGCAGATCGATCAGAATTACGCTCATGGCGGCGGTTGGCGACCACAGCAGGGCTTCACTTTGCTGCCCAGCAAGACGCTGACCTACCCGGGAGACCCGCCGTTGCAGCCCGTCGCCATGACCCGCCTGCGCGATGAAACGCTGCTGTTTTACCCTCACGCCATTCTGGCGATTGTTCAGCCGGATGGCGCGTTTGAAGTTTGCCGAGTGGATTGATGGCTCGTCATGCGCGTCTCGGACCGTCATCGAGCGACATCTGGCTGGCGTGCCTGCAAGCGCCAGCCGAGTGGGCGAAGAACCCTCCCCGAAAAGTGGGCTTCGCCGCGCACGAGGGCACCCTTGCGCACGCTTTGTGCGAAGCGGCGATGACGATCAAGGGCGCTAATCGCGTGCCGTGGAAAACCGGCATGAGCTTCACCGTCGAAGGCGAGGCCATCGTCGTGACGCAGGACATGCTCGACGCGGTCAAAGTTTTCGTCACCACGGCGGTGGCGCTGTCGGACTTCGCCGATTGGCGGATGGTCGAAGGCGAAGTGTCGCTGTCGTGGCTATGGGAGGGTTCAGAACCGCCCGAGGATGTTTTCGGCACCCTCGACTTCGCCACCTGCGACGGCGTCACGCTTTACATTGTCGATTTCAAATATGGCGCGGGCCGAACCGTGACGGTCAAGAACAACACTCAGCTTCTTTGTTATGCGCTGGGCGCTTTGGGCAAGCTCAAGCGCGAGCGGCCTGATCTGTTCGCCACGTTGGAGAACGTGTGTCTGGCCATCGTCCAGCCACGCGCCGGGGGTCTACCCGTGCGTCAGTGGACGATCTCGGTCAGCGACTTGATCTATTGGGGTTATGCCGTGCTCAAGCCGAGCATCGACGCGATCTGGAGCGGCGAGCCGTTGCCGTTGGTGGCGGGCAATCACTGCTTCTTTTGCGCCGCCGCGATGGGTTGCCCCGCCTACAAGCGCATGCGCCTGCAAAAATCCATCGATAGTTTTCCTGACTATGATCCGGCTCTCAGCGATTTGGACTTTGTCGAGGAGATGATCTGATGCACGACGAAGACGACGACAGGATCGAAGGCGATTACGATTTTCCGTATCGGGCCGCGCATCCGAAGCGCGAGGCGATTGCCATGGCGGTGTTTGTGCTGATCGTGGGCGCGATCATCTGGTTTCTCGGCGCGTGGATCTGGGGATTGTTCGAATGGACCCTTTGAAAATCGGCGACGCCCCCATCGAGCCGAAGTACGTCGAGATGATGAACGCGGTGGCGCACGGCCTCGATGAATTCTTCAACGGAGGGGCGAAGGGCGCGGATCGCAAGACGGGTTTCGTGCTCTTGGTGTTTCCGTTCGGTGAAGACGGAGGGCGCTGCAACTACATCAGCAATGGCGCAGATCGCAGCGACATCGTCACCATGCTCAAAGAGCAGGTAAAGCGCTTCGAAGGCCAGCCTGAAATGAAGGGGAACGCGTGATGGCCAACATTGATCTCAAGCATCTGCTGTCGTTGCCCATCGAGCCGAAGCCAGACACTGCGGCTGCGCAGGCGGTGGAGCGGGACATCGACGCGGCGAAGACTGCGGTGGAGGCGCAAATCGAGCAGATGAAGCCCGACGTCTTCATCAACCAGACACTGTTGTATCCGCCCGATCCCGGCATGTTGGCGGCGGCCGAGCAGGCGCTTGCCTCGCACCAAGCGCAGGTGAAGGAGTTCGAACGGCAGAAGGCGCTCAGGGAACGATTGTTCAACGTCATGTACGCTTTTCGGCGTCATCCGATTGGCGACACGTTCATTCGTCTTCTCAGCGAGTGGGAGAACGCGAACAGCCGGATCAACGAGCGGCGCATCTTGTATCAGTTCATTGTCGAGACCCTCCGACCGGGCGGGCTTCCCAGAGACGGGCCGTTCGTCTGGTGCTCGACAGGAAAAGACCCAACAGAGTTCGAAGACCCAACAGTGGAGCAGATCAAAATGGCTACCAAGAGCATTCTCACCCCTCCCGGCGTCGCGTCGTTTATCAATCTGAAGACGCCGCGGGCGGTCGTGATCGGCGGCGAGTTGCGCTACTCGCTCACCATCATCTTCGACAAGGCGGCGCAGGCGCGGCCCGAGTTCGCCGCGCTGCAAAGGGGCATCGATGACGCTCTCAGGGACAAGTGGCCCGCACGCTTGCCGGTTGGCCTCAAGTCGCCGTTTCATGACGGCGCGGAAAAGGCTGGCGTTTACGACGGCTACAAGGCTGGCGATATCTTCATCAGCCCGTGGTCGAAGGACCAGCCCGGGGCGGTCAATGTCCAGAAACAGGACATCATCGACTGGTCCGAATTTTACGCCGGTTGGCTGGTGCGCGCCAACGTGCGGCCGTTCGCTTACGATCAAGGCGGCAACCGGGGGTGCAGCTTTTTCTTGGACAGCGTGCAGTTCCTGAAGCCCGGCAAGCGTCTCGATGGCCGCCGGGCAGCATCCGAAAGCTTCCCCGATGACGAAGTCGGGTCCGACGACGAGCCGGTCTGAAATCTATCGCGGGCCGCGTTCAAGCGGCCCGCATCTTGACCATCGCAAGTGTGAGATATGACGCTCGGGTAGCTCAGTTGGTAGAGCGCTGCGTTGAAGGCGCAGGCGTCGGAGGTTCAATTCCTTCCCCGAGCACCAAGGCAATCACGGAGAGCAATGCAATGGACGACACTCCTGTCTTTGACTTCGGCCCAGCCGACCAAGAAGCCCTCGAAAACCAGCGTCGCATGAAGGCCGCCGCCAGCTACGCCGCAGTCAGCGAAACTCGACGTTTGTCCGAGATCTACGCTGCGCCTGATCTCGACGCCATCGAACAGGCGATCCGCGATGCGCCGCCCAACACCGCCGTTCAAATCCAGAACGAAGTGATAGACGCGCTTCTTGCCCGGCAGCGGCACCCTCTGCTGGCCGAGCGCGAGCACACCCACGGCGACTTCAACGCCACGGCGATGATCGCCCAGCGCTTCAAGGACGTGGCGCGCAATACGCCCAACTGGAGCGACAACCTCACCGATGTTCAACGTGAAAGCCTTGAGGGCATTTTCTCCAAGATCGCTCGCATACTTTCAGGCGATCCCAATCACACTGACCATTGGCGTGACATCGAGGGCGGCGCGCATCTGGTGAGCGAGCAACTGCCGTGACCGTCAATGCGCACGTCATGCGGCTGCACCCGTTCGATGACGTCGTCAAGGCGGCGCGTAAGCGCATGTTGGAAGGGTGGAAGATCCATCTGCAATTCAACTGCGCTCATTGCGGGGTCAAGCAGACGTTCGCGGAGAAGAATTATTTCTCGGCCAGCGGGCGCTGCGAGGCGTGCGGCAAGCTCACCGACCTGCAAAAAGACGGTTGCAACTTTATGGCGATCCACGCGCTGTATGTCATCATTGATAACGACGAAGGGACGACGTTTTCCCGCGCCTTGCTGCGTTTGCTGCGCGATACGACCATCGTCTCGTTCAAGCGTAAGGGCAAACCGACATTCGTCTGCCCGCACGAGTTAAACTGATGGTTGTCAAGTACACGACGGCGACGCTCGATAAAATCGCCGACATGTGGTCGAGGGAATTCTCGACCACTGAAATCGGCGACAGGTTGAAAATGAGCAAAGGGTCAGTCTGCCGGTTGGCGCGCGATGCGCGTCGTGCTGGCGACGAGCGGTTCCCCGAGCGCCAGTTCATTCCGAAGTTCAAGCCGGTGTCTGCGCCGAAGCTGTGCGCGCTTCCCCCTGCGCCAGCACCCTACAAATCCGACGGCCCCCGGATCTTCGAACTTGGGCTGAGACAATGCCGGTATCCGCTGACCAGCGGCGCATCGCCCGAGCACCGCTTCTGCGCTGCGCCGCAGGAGGAGGGTTCACCTTATTGCTCGACGCATACTTCGTTGTGCAAGGCGGCGTTGCGCCCATCATGGACGAGGCGTTCACATGGATGACGATGGAGGTTCCCGCCACAACGATCCTTTCACTTCTAGGATTGCCGCCGGAAGTATCAGCGCCACCGCGCTGGAGATGGCTGTTCACGCCTACCTGTTTAAAGTCGGACGCGATCTAACCGCATTCGAGATTGCACGCGGCATGGGCATGGACATTCGTTCGATCTCGCCCCGGCTCGCGCCATTGGAGCGCAAGAACGGCGTGCGGCGCACAGGCATACGCTCCTGCTTAAACGACGCGGGCAACCCGACCGCGCAGATTACATGGGAAGCGCTGCCGTGACGCGTATCGTTTCGCTCGATTTTGAACTGGCTGGCGTGCTTGATCTGGGTGATGTCGGCGCAGACGTGTGGACGAAAGACAAAGACACTCTGCCTATTCTGGCTGGGTTCGCCATCGGCTACGAAGAGCCGCGCGCCATCGGCTTCGACCTGATCGCTGACAACGTGCTTTGTCCCGCTGGCCAGAAGCACAAAGCGACTGAACGCGCTCGCGCTTTGGAGCGGGAGCTTCTCCGCGCTGTCGATGATGGCGCGGAGATCCATTGCTGGAACGCCAACTTCGAATGGAGTGTCTGGAACAACATCTGCGCGCCTCGCTTCCATTGGCCTGCGCTGCCCATCGAGAGGTTCCATTGCACCATGGCGACCGCCGCGTGCGCGGGACTTCCCATGAGCCTAGACGAAGCCGCCATCGCTGTCGGTTCACCCTACTTAAAAGACAAGGGCGGTCAGGCGCTGATGACGCGAATGGCGCGTCCACGCCGGATCGATCCTGACGGCGCGCCGCGCTGGTGGCACCGCGAGGACGAGCACCGCGTCGAGCTTCTGGTCGAATACAATCTTGCCGACGTGCGGGCCGAGCGCGAAGTTCACTTGCGCATGCCCCGAATGACCCAGCGCGAGCGCGAGATCTGGCTCGCCGATCAGCGCATGAACGCACGCGGGCTTCCAGTTGACCTGAAGTTGCTGGGCGATCTTTCGGCGTTGACGCTGGTCGAGTTATTTCGGTTCAACCGAGAGATCGCCCGCGTCACCAACGGCGCAGTGTCTGGCGCGACCGCCAACGCCAAACTTCTCGCTTGGGTGCAAGCCCGGGGTTATCCGCACAATACGCTGGAAAAAGACACGCTCGATCACTTCATCAATTCGAGCGCGTTCGCCTTGCTAGACCCCGACGTGAGCGCCGTGCTTCTGTTCCGCGCCGAAGCGGCCAAGACTTCGACGGCGAAGCTGCGCACGATGGCGCGGTATGCCTCGCGTGATGGCGTCGCGCGCAATCTGATCCAGTATGGCGGCGCGGTGCGAACCTTGCGCTGGGCGGGCCGAGGGCCGCAGATCCAGAATTTTCCCCGCCCGATCATCGAGCATGTGCCCGAGGCCATCGACGCGATCCTCGCTGGCATAGACGAGAACGGTCTTCGGCTCTTG